TGGTGTTGTTTCAGTCCAAGTTGTTGGGATACCGTTTGTTGTATCTGCACCAAGGTTAATGAAACCCTTAAGTGTTCCTGAAGTTCCATCGCTATTGCTTACAACTGCAGTGTTGAGTTGTAATGCATAGTCCTTCATCAAGTCTCCGAATACTAGACGATCAAGACCGCCAGCAAGAGGTGACTGCTCTACGAGCTGAATCGAAACATTCTCGTATCCAGATATGGTCCGGACAGGTGCCGTTACAGTGCTAGTGACCATATCGCGTGTGTTTGTAGCAGAGTTATCAGATGACTGGAAAGCAACCTGAGTACCTGTTGTAACTGCCGGGATATTGATGCTATCTGTACCCAATGGCAATGCCATTGTTGTTGCTAGATCAGCAGTTACGCGAGCAGCACGAGCAAACTCTGCGTATTCGTTGATTAGGTAGATAGGTGGAACGAAATCTCCACCAGCGGTGTCTGTGCGAGAGATGTCGCGTGTTTCAACTGCAACTTCTGTTTGGTGGCGGTTTAGGCGCTCCCAAGATGTTGCATCGTTGCGCATTGTCGCGTTGATCATATCGCGAACGAATGAGTTGCGACCATCCTTGTCGTATGTCATTGCTTCGCGTGTGACAACTGTGCCACCTACGAATGGCTTTACGCCTGATTCCTTGCGTGATTCAGCAATTGCTGCAGCACGAACTTCTACTGCCTCAGCAGCAGCGATGCGCTCATCAAGAGCAGCAACTTCATCCTGCTTTGCTGAAACAGCATCAAGAGCATCAACGGTTGCTGCATCTGCTAGTAGGGCTTCTGCCTCTACTGCAACTGCATCGCGCTGCTCCTTGAGTTTTGATGTCAAAGACATTCATTTCTCTTTTCTGTTTAGGTTTGTTTTGTTTTATACCGCCGAGGCAGGATGCGCCGAGGGTTGGGTTCGCTTACTTCTTGCGCAAGCGAAGTTGTTTTTGTGTAAGAGCCAACTTCTTCTTGCGAAGTTCTAGCTCCTCATTTTCATCTTGCTCTGATCGCATACCAACAGTTGTTGAGTCATACGCTGGCAAAGTGACAACCGATACTTCATAAAGATCAAGATCGGTCAATGTGCGTAGCCCTTCAGAGCGAATATCGCCATCTGTTGCTACTGTGAAAGCAAATGACATCTTATCCACATCGCCACGGCGAAGCGCAGATGCCAATTCTTGTGCGCGAGGATTGCTTGGGTCTAACTCAGCATCCATTCGCAAGCCGACTTCATCTTCAGTCAGAGTAAGAGTTCCTGAACGAGTTGATGCAAGTGGCAATGCTTCCATATCGTGATTGATAAGAAGGAAAACAGGATTGTCTGTTGCAAGTGTGCGCTTGAAGGCACCTGGTGCAATAACTTCACGGAAATTTAGCCCTGTTGCTTCTTTGTTGAATGTTGCAGCGTATCCGCCGATGCGTAGTGAGCCATCCTTGGTGTCAATTGCACGAACTTCAGCTTGCATTGTGATGCGTTCAGCCGTTGCAAGTGACTTGCGAGCCTCAACTAATTCTGTATCTGCAGAGTTCATTTCCATTGATGCTCCTTCTTCGGCTATTTCTTCAGCCGATGGAATTGTTAAATCGGTTGGCACAACTTCCATTCCAAGCGATGATGACAACTGCCAACGCCACATTTGATGCTTATCTAGGCGTTCTGCCAAAAAGTTTGCAACTCCTTGCTCATTGTATTCTGTTGCACAAGTAAAAGCATCTGCAATTCCACTGATAACAATGTCATTTGCTGCTAATAAATCTGTTGCTAGAACGCGAGCATCTGTTGAAAGTTCGCCATCTGATAATGTGCGAAGTTCAATAAACTGTGAAAGTTGGAAAGGTGCCTGAATACCAATTTTGCGGATATTCTCAGCAAGTGGATCAATACTGTGATAAACATCTTCATAAATTTCATTGAATAGTGAGTGATACTCGGCAAAATCGGTGCCGATAACATTCCAATGTGCGCCGTGAGCGCGTAGATAGAATGTAACGGTATCGGCAAGAAGCTCCGTGAGTTCTTCGCCTAGTTCGGGAGTTTCTTCGGTTAGTGCCATTGCATCCTCCTTGGATGTCATCAATGAAAGCGCCCTTGCGCTTGTTGAAATTTGATTTCTGATTTTTGTGGACCACGAATATCCAGCATCTCCACCCCACGCTGCCCAAGCAACTCTGCCCGCACTTGGATAACCTTCTTCGCTAGGAGAAAATCCAGCACCTTTTTTATCTACTTCGTGGCGGGCAAAGAATGAATACATCCGTAAAACAGTTTGTGCAGACATTGCATTTCCTGCTGCAATATCAGATGCTCTCTTTCGACCAACATCTGTAAAGCCGCTACCGGCTTTTCCATCGGCAATCCAAGCTAAAGCTCTTTTTGCTTCTTCTTGCATTGATTTATTTGGACGATATGTTTCAGCCATTTATTCAATGACTCCCATCAATGGGATTGAAGTATCTGAATCAGTACCAAGAGACTCAGTATCGCCACCGGCGGTTACTGTTCCTGCAAGTGCCTGATTAAATTGATCTCCACCCTCGTAAGGCTCCAAACCTTCAATTTGGCGAACTTCATTTGGTGTGCGAGCGCCCATTTGAACATTGAGAGTATTGACTCGCGCACGAGTAAGAGCATCGGTGCGAAGCAATGATGAAGTATCAAATGCAATGTCAGTGCCAATAGGTAGAACGCGAGACAAACCAATTTCAACTCGGCGAAGCCAAGGTGTGATTGTGTGAGTCAAGAAGTTCAAAGATGCTTGCTCAACATTCTGATAAGTCTGTGTGTCTCCACCCGAAGCCAAGATAAGGTGAGCAGGGATTCTAAAGATACGAGCAATGTCACGAATCAATTGTTCGCGAGTCTCAATCATCTGTTGATCAGCAGCAGATGTTGTAATTGGGCGCCACTTCAAACCATCTGAAAGAACTGCTGGCTTGCGGTGACGGCGATGAGTATCAGACCAAGTGTTTTTAAGAATCTGTGCCTGTTCATTTGTTAGCTTCTGATCTGTCTCTAATACAGATGAAGGTGTTGCGCCCTCTGCATAGAACTGACCTAGGTGACGATCCATTGCCATTGCGATACCAATGAGGTTACGGCTTTGAATCAATGGTGACACACCAACAAGTGACTGAGGCGGTGTGAACCAACGAAGGTGAATCATATCTTCGGCAGGAATCTCATTACCAAGGTGCAAATACTTGCGACCTGTCTGATCACCTGTAGGCAAAACCTGCATCTGATAAACGTGCAAAGGAACAAGTCCAATGATTTCACCGCGCTTGTCACGATCAAGATGAATGTAAGCGTTGCCGTGTAGTGCCATTGAAGCAACGATTTGATGAACTAACTCATACTCGTTGGAGTCAATGTCAGGTTGCTTGATAATCTCAGGTAGTGCAACTGCCTGACGATTGCCATCAACAATTTTGAAAGTGCGAAGTGGCATAGATGCAACTGAGTCTGCAAGCAATGAAACTGCAGAGATTACTGCAGAGACACCAAAGGCGCTCCACTCATCAATGCGCTCGCCAGCAGCAGATGTGACATTTGTTTGTCCATAGAGCTGCGACAAAGGTGCAACATAGTTGTTGTATTGAGGGTAGCGACCTACAACGCCGCGCTTGATGATGCTCATTCAGCCGCCAAATAGGAACCGGCGATAATAATCAAACCGGCAACGATCAGGGATGCACCTAAACCGAAGATAATGCCAACACCTGCCGCGACTAGGGCTGCGCCCACCATCTCTGCCAATGTCGTGATTTTTTCACGCATTAGGTTCCTCCATATTCCAAGGGTCGAAAACTGCGGGCAGGAAACCGCCCTGAGATTGCCACCAAGCGGCTCTCTCTAATGCCATTACTGCCGAAACCGCCAAGTCAATTCGGCGGGTAGAACCTCGCTTTTCTTTTGAAAGGCGAGAACCTCGTTGATCAACACGCAATGTTGCGTTGCCGATATGTCGAGCCATCTTTACATCACCATCGTGGGTGACTTGCTTATTGACAACTGATTCAAAGAACCGAGTTGTTGCAGGTGTCATTCGTGATGCGGTCTGCGGAAATGTTACAACCGGCAAACCTTCTTCTTCTAACACCTGAAATGTTCGCGCCCATCTGTATGGGTCGCAAGCAATCTCCATTACTTCATACTTCTTGCAAGCATTGCGCAAAGTTTCCTCAACATCCATAACAGGAACTTGCCAATCTGCACCGGCTTCTTCAGGTTTTTCCCACACCGCAATTGGCACGATGTGTGGAGTCTCTGAAACTTCAACGGCAACAATGGCGGTGCAGTCACCATTGAAGGAACCGTCAAAGCCAATAACTACTTTTGCGCCTTCTTCAATCTCTCGCTTATCTTCGCAAGAATCCCAAGCTCCGTGAGGTAGCCAAGCATCGCTAGTTGAAGTCCAGATATTAAGCCGCTTGGTTTTGAATTCCGCTTCCGGTGTACGAAGTATCGCCGAAGCAAAATCATCGCCACTAACAATGTCGTTGTAACCCGGATTGGCTGACTCCCACGCTTCGGGCGATCTGAAGTCAAGGTCATTGCTTGCCTCCCACCAGGAAAAGAAAAATGATGGGTCATCAATTTCACCCGTAGCAACTCGCTTGCCGTATTCATACAGTTGATAGCAAAGCGAATCTTTGCCGGTTACATCTGTCTTAACACCTGCAGTTGTAATCGCAACCAACATCGGTTCAGTTCTTGCACCCATCGCAAGTGACATAACATCAAAGAGTTCGCGATTAGGTTGGGCGTGTAGCTCATCAAAGGCAACGAATGTCGGTGACAAACCTTCTTTAGAAAAAGCCTCGGCAGAGAGCGCCCGATAGACCGATCCGGTCTTTGGGTTGTAAATTGCATCTCTGTAAACATCGAGCAGTTCTGATAATTCAGGCTGCATCTCTACCATCCGCTTTGCGGTGCCGAAAACAATTTTTGCTTGTTCCTTTTCAGCAGCGCAAGAATAAGTCTCACCGCCTTGTGGTCCTAAGACTAAGTGTTCAAGTGCAAGGGCTGACAACCACGCAGACTTTCCATTCTTGCGAGGCAATCCAATCAATCCAACTTTGTGTTTCAACTTGCCATCGGCTTTGACTGCAAACAATCTGCGTGTTAAATCTTTTTGCCATTCACGAAAGACAAGAGGTTCACCTGCAGCTCCTGCAACTGAGTCTTTTGTTATCTTGCAAAGGGCTTCGCTGAAATCAATGATGTTGTCACCGCGAGATCGTTTCAAATCTGCAGGTGGAACAGGCGTAACAAATTGCGGTTCGTGCTTCCCCCCGGATGCCATTATCTGTTTTGCCTCTTTGCTAATAGTTGATCAAGTGCGCTGACACGCTTAACTTCGGCAACGCCTAACTTGGAGCGCGATACTGGGTCAAAGCCTAACGCTGACAATGAATCCGTGTAGGACTTGTTGATCTGAACCAAGGCACGAAGGTCGGCGGCATCAAGAGTGGCGTGGTACTTGGCGCGGGCAGTTGCCAATGTATCCGCAAGGCGAGCTGCGTTCTCAATCGCGTTGCGATCTGACGATGGCGAGAGCCAAGTAATCGCCGCATCCCAAGCACGGTTCCAAAGTTCGGTGCCGTTTTCGCCGAGATTGGCAGGTGGCTGCGGTGTCTCGTGCGCCATCGGTAACACGCTTACAACAGAAAGCTCAGGCAGTTTTCTTTTACCAGGATTTCCCGTTGCTCGCTTTAATTCAACAGGCTTGGGTGGGCGCCCTGCAGTCATCGGGTTCCTCCCTTCGTGCGTAATTGGTACCAAATGTCCGAATTGCTAATTTCGCGGGTGTTTATTTTAGCG